ATCAATAAATTTTTAAATATTCAAGTGTTTTCTTTTTCTTTCCCATTTATTCAATAATGCACTTACATATTTCTGTTCTTTATCAGTCAATTGACGATCTCCAATTTCATTATGTTCATAACCCAAATGGGTATGTGGCATCATTCCATTATGAGGTCTACCTTTAACGTCAATTTGTTTTATTCTTTCGCCGTAGTTGTCATAAAAAGTAACACTTTTGATGTTGCTCTGTTTGTCAAGAGTAGCATACACTCTATTTTTTGTCATAGTTTCCATAGGAGCTTTTATCGAAGTATTACCATTCATACGAATTACTTTTATTTCACCAAATTGAGCAACTGTGTGATATTCTGTACCGTACTTCTTTCCCTTATCACTTATACCGCTTGAAGAGCCTCTTCCGCCCATTATTTTGACCTCCTGAATTTTTCCTGAAACGATTTGATGTTGATGATGTTTCCCATACATTCTTCGGGGACTCTGCCGTAGAAGATAATTGTTTCAGGCTGTAAGCGTTCAATCATTTCTTTGTAACCTTTCAAAAACAGTTCTTTTGATTCCGTACGGTTCTGCGTTCCAACACTTGATACGGCAACCGTACCACCCAAAGGCTCGCCGTCAAAACACCATTCAAAACTTTTTTCGTCGCTCCAACAAATTGTAGGTATTACCTCAATGCCGTAGAGTTGTAAATATGCACCTATCCAATGCTTGCGATAGTGATTATAAATTTGCAACGCTGTCGGATAATCAGTGTAAAGACTGAAATCAGGCGACAACACACAATTAAAATTTTGTAGCTTTTCAATGTACCTGTCGGGTGTATTCCACAACCTCTGAAACTGGTAATCTTCCAAAAAGAAATGCACACCGCAGTTGTTCTGCTTACTGCTCAAAACTTCATTAAATCCGATAAAGTTGTTTTCTGTAATTTTTGTAGGCTCAATAATAGGGATGTCATATTCTCCTGCACCCTGAAAAATCGCTCTTGTGCTATTTTCGTAACCTGTACCGCATTTGTCTTTATACATCAATTTCACCTCACAACACAAAACCGCCCTCAAACGAGAGCGGTCTGTGCGATTTATTTTAGGAGGACATAAATGCCTATGTCGTTTTGTTGCTTTCTTCAGTTTACATTATACCGCACCTAAAACGGAAAAACGGACAAATTTACCAATGGTGGCGGTTGCACATTTTTCTTATGTTGTCGGGGGTATTGATTCCGCCTGTATCGACTGCAATCTTCGCCCAGCTGTATTTTAAGCCGAGGTGCATAAACAGGCAGTTTTCCACAAAATCATCCCGTGAGAGGCTGTTCAGAGCCGAGTTCCTGCGGATTTCAAGGTTCTGAATATCACGCTGAATATCGGCAATTTGCACCACCGCATTGCCCACTCTGTCGGATGTCTGACCTGACGGAACAATTCGTTCACCCAGCGTCACCGCCGTGTTGTCCGCCTCAGCCTGAATCCGTGCCATTTTCGCCCTGAGCCGTGAAATCTCTCGGTTGATGTCCTTAATCTCTCTTGCTGTCAATCTATATCACGCTCCTTATCCATTTTTGCACCGCAATAGGGACAATATGGATACAAATCAATGTCCTCGTAAAAAGTGAGAAAGTTGCCACACTCAGAACATAAATAATTTGCATAACCGACACCCTCGCTGTCATATTCCCAACTTCCGTGCTTAATCTCTTGCATATCACACACGGTTGCTTCGTTGGGTTTACTTCCGTCAACTTCGATAATATGCTTAACTGTTTCGGCATTTCGTTTTGAATTAAAGTATATCGTGTTTACACTACCGTCTGCGAACGGTATATCCAAAGCATAATCACCGGATACCTCACGGATTTTTAATTCTTTTTCAATCATTTTTCACTCTCCTTTAATTTTTCGGTTATTCTTTTGGTTAAGCCGTTTTCGTTGGTTAGGCATTCCAAGGCTTGGAGGGCATTGATTACGGTTTGCTCGTTGGTTTGGGACTGATACATCTTACGGACGAAGTCGGCGCTTTTCTTTACATTATCCATAATTCTTTGTGAGAGCATACGGTATTCGTCTGCGTTGTTTCTGTCACGCTTATACTCCGTTCTGAGCTTGTCCTGCCATTCAAGGCAGATGTTTATGTCCCAGCCTTTATGACGGTTGTTGTAGCCGACCTTTGCAAGCCTTGAAAAGTATTTATATTCGGGCGGAGGAAAGAATGAGTAATCAAGCTGACCGTCAATTGCTTTATCTTCAAGCTGTTCAAACACCTGCGGATTGTTAAAATCATATTTTTTCATATTACCTCCTGCGGAGGCTTGTGGTGGGTTTGGTGCGATTTTAAAGAACCCTTTCTATATATATATTAGTTTATTTTTCTTATACGAAAGGTTAGAAAAACCCGTAAACCCTCCTCAAGCTACCACACTAACAATCTTTATAAATTGAAATTCCGTTGAAATAATTGAAATTTCTTCCCTTTACTTTTTCAAATCGTTTGGCAAGTTCGGTGCTGAATTTGGTATTTGACATACAATATTCGTTGTTATCCCCTGCCCAGCTTGTATAGGCGGCATAGAGCGTGCTTGCCTGAACCGAACCCTCTAACACACATCTGTCCTCGATAAAGGCGGAAATGACATCCATTTCACGCTTGTACTCTCTCACGCTTTGAAGAACGGCAGACGGCATTTTCAAACCCTCTCTCTGCCAAAGAATACAGCCGTCGATACACCATTTGAAAATTGCGGTCATTTCGGCTTTGAGCTTATGCGTAAGGTTCTTATCAACCTTATCCTCGGGAATCTGAACATTGAACGGTATCATATGTATTCTTCGCCATATGCCCGTGTCGGTGCCTCTGATAATCGGTTTATGGTTTGTCGCCATCCACAGCTTAAACTCGGGCTTGAACTCAAATTCCTCGCTGTACAGCTTTCTTGCCGTTACGGTATCGTCACCCGTAAGCTGTTTGAGAAGTCCCTCATTAATTCGCACGCCCTCGTTCGGCTCAACCGAGGTGACAAGCCTTGCACCTTTTAACCGTGCAATATCGCTGTTTATGGCACTGCTCTGAGAGTTTCTTACCATAATAGTTTCAGGCTGAATGTTTGCGGCATAGTCGCCGAATACATCACGGATAACATCAATGAATGTACTCTTGCCGTTTCGTCCCGTGCCGTAAAGGAAGAATGCGCATTGCTCGGCTGTTGAGCCTGTCAGGCTGTAACCGACCGCCTTTTGAATGTAGCGAATAAGCTCCTTATCGCCTGCAAAAATATCGTCAAGAAATGCAAGCCAACGGGGACACTCTGCCGTTTGAGAGCAGTCAACCGAAGTAATCTTTGTGAAATAATATTCGGGATTATGCGCCCTCACTTCGCCGTTTTTAAGGTTGATTATTCCGCTTGGGGTGTTTAATGCCATACGGTATTTATCCATTTGTGCCGGAAGTACGGGGATATGGTGTTCAACCTCGTTGAGCATTGCTTTTTTTGATTTGTTTGAACGGCTTGCTTTCATATGCTTTTCAAATGCTTTTGACATATCTCCGCCGTTCTCTTCATCAGCTTGCAAGTACAGCCTTGCTTCGGCTTTCATAGCCTCAACGCTTTTGTCCGCCATTCGCAAAACCACCCCGATATTGTCAACACACCACTTCATAGAATTGTAGTAATACCACTTTTTCTCGGTGTAACAATACCTTACATTATCTCCGAATAAATCAACGAACCTGTTGGCATTGCCCATATCGTCAAAGGTGTAGGCACGCATTTTTTCTTCGTCAACCGCTTGAACAGCCTTGCCGTCACCGATTGAAATTGAATAATCGTTATGCTGTTTTGGGTTATAGGTCTGTGTACAGCCCGACACAGCCTTTTGCAAGGTTATAATGCCGTAGGTTGTACCCGACTGTTTTCTGTCCCACTTGTCACGCATTAAGCCTGATTGTCTGAAAATCGAATCCATTTTGTCGGTATCGCAACCGCACCAGAACGCAAGCATATTGCAAAAAGCCATATCCGCCTCGCTCTGTGACGAGTAAGCCGAAAAATCACCGCTGTACAGAGCCTTGAAAAGGCTTCCGTTCTTAGCGCTGCAGGCGATTCTGACAATATCGTCAACGGTGTTCGGATTGACCTCAATGTTACGGAGCTTAGGCTGTGGCTCTGTTGCCTTGCCGAGATATTTTGAATGCAGCGGCTTTATGCTTTCGGTGCAATCGTTTATGTACGCATATGCAGAGCAGTAATCACCTGTCACAACGAAGAATCTGCCGTTTTCGTACATTTCAAAACCGCCCGAATCATTCTTCGCCTTTCTTCTGCCCTCGGGAAGAGTTCCCTTGCAGATTATGTGAACGCCTGTCTTGCTCTGCGAAAATTCGGTGTAGCTCTGCAAAGTGTTCACAAACTCGCTGATTATGTTGTCAGCTCCGCCGTTTTGGTAGTCCTGAATGTCATTCGGCATATCGTCAAGGTCAACACCGAAAAACGGTGAATTTGAGAACATAAAGCCTATACCCGAATATTTGGCAGATTCTCTGACTGCTGTTTCAAAGTCCGACCAAGTGTCCGAGTTATTCGGCATTGCAAAGCCACCCGTTCTTGGATTTATCGGCTTCTTTGAAATTCCGCTGTGTGATTTCGGATCTGGATATGACTGCCAGCACACCCAGTTTTTGTAACCTTTCAATTCCTCGGGAACTGCAAAATATTTATTTTTATTTGGGTTTAAATTTGTAAAGCCCATTTTTTCACCTCCATATATAAGGAAAAACACGGTGAAAATTGCACTGCTTTATGCAATTCCCGAAGAATTTTTTTTAAAATCAGAACGGCAAATCATCGTCAATCGGCATATCAACAAAGCCCTGATTTGCTGTCTGTGCAGGTGCATAACTCTGCTGTGGCTGTGCATAGGTCTGAGCCGTTGAACTCTGCGACTGCTTAAAAGTATGCTTTACTGTCGGAAACTTAGTCGGATTGAGCCAGCTGACTTCTTCTCTTTTTTCGCCGTTCCATTCGCCGTGCTTAATCGTTACACGAACAGGCTTTTTAATGAGTTCTTCAAGGAACTGTTCAAGGCTGTCGTAATCCTTGCCGTCGGGAAGTCCTGCCGCTTTGCCGAGAGCCATAACCTGATTAAAACCGTAGCCCTTGACCTGCTTGTCGTTCTCGGTAGGTTCTCTGCGTTTCCACAAAGTGTGGAATATATGTCCGTTTTTGTACCCCTGCTCAACATCGTTTCGGATAATGAACGAAATGTTCAGGCAGGTTTTTTCCTCGCCTTTTGAATTTGTGTAGTCACGCTCCTCTGCCTTTGCTATAAGACACTCATAATCGCCCTCGGGTTTGAGTGAGTTAGACTGTGCCGCCTCACTCCAATTTGCTTTAAATCCCATAATTTTACTCCTTTGTAATTAACTCTATCGCCTCATCGGCACTTCTGCACACTCCTGCAACAGCACCGTTGAGTTTCATCATCTGTATAAATTTCTGTTGTTTTTCGGTTGGCTTGCCTTTGGGAGTTTTAACCTCGATAAAAACCGCCCTTCCGTCTGATTTTCTGACACCGAACAAATCCGAAAATCCGGGCGGAACTCCCGTATTGAAATATCTGCCGTCCTTTGTAAAGCCTGCACCTACATTTATACGGAATATATCGCAGTACGGTGCAATTGCAATACGGATTTTGTTCTGAATTGCGTGTTCTTCTGTCAAGCTATCATACCTCTCTTTCGTGCCTGAAAATATGCCCAGCCTGTTTTGTAGCCGTGGCTTTTTGCGTATGCAAGCAAGTCCGCATAGCTGTGGCAATCATCGGGTGTGCTGAAATCAAGCTTGAATCCCTCAACCTTAATGAGCTTTGCGGTGGTATCGGTTTCAACGGTCCTTTCGGCTGTCGGGAAAACATAACCGCAATGCGGACACATGGCTTTCTGCCCTGCCGGCGGTGCTGAAAATGTAAAGAAACATTCGGGACATTGTCTGACCTTTTCCTCCTGCTCCTTTTCGATTTTTTTAACACTCAGCTTTTTGCGTTTTTCAAGCGTCCATTCTCGGTCGTCATCAGGCATTCCGTGCCTTGCATAGTTGCCCACATGGTCAATGATTACCGCCCTTTTGTTTGGCTTATAACGCATACACCGCATTGACTGCTGAATGTAAAGCGTAAGGCTGTGAGTAGGTCGGAGCAGAATTGTACATTCGCAGTCAGGCACATCAAAGCCCTCTGAAATCAAATCCACATTGCAGAGGATTGTAATTTTGCCGTTTCTGAAATCGGCTATAATCTGTTCTCTCTGTGCCTTCGGAGTTGCTCCGTCAATATGCTCGGCTGAAATTCCTGCGTCACGGAATGCCTTCGCTGTTGCAAGACTGTGCTTTACCGAGGAACAGTAACAGACGGCTTTCTTACCGTCTGCAAGCTGTTTGTAATATTTGATTACATCGCCGAATACCGTGTTTTTTATCATTGCCTTTTCAATGTCGGCGGCGACATATTCGCCCATTTTGGTGTGCAGTCCTGTAAGGTCGGCGACACTCGGAGCGTAGTAATCATACGGGGCAAGGCAGTTATGTTCAATGAGCCATTTTGTACTCACCCCGATTATGAGCTTGTCGTTGACATCGCCCAAACCGTCACCGTTTAATCGGACAGGTGTTGCGGTGACGCCAACCCTCGGAACATCCGAAAAATGTTCGTAAATGCGTTTGTAGCTTTGTGCAAGGCTGTGATGATTTTCGTCTGTGATGATAAGTGCGGGTTTTGGCAGTTTCTTCAATCTTCGTGTAAAGGTCTGCACCATACCGATTTGGCACAAATCCATAAGCACACCCCAGCGGACAAAGGTTCTGAATATTTGGTCAACAAGCTCTCTCCTGTGAACAAGGAACAGCACCCGTTTCCCGTTCCAAGTTGTTCGTCTTGCAATTTCTGCAACAATGCAGGATTTTCCGCCGCCGCAACCGAGAACTATGCAAGGAGCTTTGTAACCCTCTCGCCAAGCCTGTCTGACCTGCTCAACAAGGTCATTCTGATATGGTCGAAGTTGCATTGTCCGCACCATCTCTCTGCTTTTCCTGTTTCTTCTGCTTTATCAGCTTTGCAACACACTGCATACAGAGTTGTCTGCCGTAATTTTTTGTTGTGCCGTCAATGATCTGTTTAACGGTGCGTTTGCCGTCCGAAAGTATCGGTGCTTTGCACTCATCACAATACTGTTCGGGTTGCATTGAATAGTATGTTCTCAATGCTTCATCAACAATTTTAAGGTCATTTGATATGTACATTGAATCAAACAAGCCTATCGGACTTTTACAGGTATCGTTACCGTCCGTTTGTGTTGCAAAAAGATACTTGCCGTCAACGACAACAGTTTTTAAAACCGTGGTAAACATTCCCTCGACCGAGATTTTTTCGTCAAGCAACTTGCCGATTGTTTTAGCTTTCTGTCTGCCGTTTTCGTCGGTTTCAATATGGCTGAGAAAATAAACAATCGTGTCATTCGGGAGAGTTTCGACCTCTTTTACAAGCTCCCAAAAATTTTTACCGATATCGGTAAACTTCTGAAAGCCTGTTTCCTTGGCTCTTCTCATATACTCGTTAGCCATGAGATACTGTGCGTCATCAACTGCAATCGACTTGCATTTCTGCTTTTTGATAAAGTCCTCAATATCTATGTAGTTGTCGGAATTGATTGAAGAAGTAAATTTTGTTCTGAACGGGAGTGATTTTCCGTTTACATTCACAAGAGCCAGTTCATTTGCTTTGAAATTTCTTAAAGAGGCAGATTTTCCGCTGCCTGAATATCCTAAAACCAATATAGGTAATCCCATAAATAACACCTCACTTAATACTTAACGACTGCTTGGCTTCCATATGTACAAAGGGGATTTCTTCGCCCTTTTTGCAGAGAGCCTTGACATCATTCTTTTTCACTTCGGGCATACTGTACTTTAAGAGGTGGTCAAGATTGTGTTCCTCCGCCCACTCAACAAATGAAATTTCATCATCAACAACAAGGCTCGGAGCGTTCTTTTTAAGCGACATAACCGCTCTCGGCATATCAATCTTCTGTCTGCCGAGTGCCTGCATTGACTTAAACAGATAGGTTTTAAGGCTCTCCGCCTGTTTTTCTTTTTGTGACTGTCTTTTTGCAATTGCCGCCTTTTCGGTTTTAAGCATTTTAGCCTCGGCAAGAAGCTGTTTGTAGTAGATTGCAATGCTCTCGGCTTTCTCGTCAAATTCGCCCTCAATACCCGTGAGAGTATCGAACCACGCTGTCAACATCTTGTTGCGGTATGCGTCCACATTGGCAATGATATTGCCGTCATCATCAATCGGCATTCCGTCTGCATTCGTATCGGGTTCCCATTCGTTGATAGCGTCAAACTGATTAAATAAATCCGAGTACATCTCGGTAAGCTCATAAAGTTTCATTGTTGCTCCCCCTTAAAGATTTATGTTTTGTGTGGCAAGTGCCTCTATTAAATGTTCAACCTTGCCTTTGAAAAATTCCTTGTCCTGTGACTGCTTGGCGAAATCGAGCATACGGACAAAGCTGTCATATGCTATTGAAAAATATGCCTTAAAGACATCCTTGTCATCCGATGAACCGTCAGCCGTCTGAACATTTTGCAGTCTTTCTTCGTACTCCTCTTTCTGCTTGCGAAGAGCCTCCTGCTTTTCGTCCTCAAGCTGTTTTCTGACAATTTTTTCGTTGTTGCGGTATTCTTCTTCGAGTTCGTCATAATGCTTAATGTTCTCCCTTTCCAAAGCCTTAATCGTTTCATTGAGTCTGCGTTCATTGTCGCTCGGCTCTGCAACGGCGACTTCGATAGGGCGGTTTTCAAGCTCCTGAACTTTATTCGTCAGCTTGAAATTTTTGTTCTTTTCCTCTGCAAGCTGATTTTCAATATTGCGGTAGCTTTCTTTTGAAGTGTCCGCCTGTTGCTTGTAATAGTCGGCATCTTTCTTAGCGTTATTGAGCTGTCGGCAATAGTCAATGCTCTTGTCGGTTGCCTCCTGTTTTTCGTCCTTCAGCCTGTCAATCTCTGCCTTTAACTGCTTAACCGTTGTGCTTTCAAGGTCAAGCTTTTCGGCAATTTCAGCCTGTTCGGGTTCGCTTATGGTAGATAAAAGATACAGTTTACTTACTCCCAAATGTTTACTCGAGTAAACATTTTCAGAGGTATTTTCTATAATAGAAATATACTTATGTGCCTGTGTTCTGTTAAAACCTACCTCTGTTTCGCAGTAGTCCTCAAAGTTCTGATATCCAAGCTCCTTGTACAGCTTGTTGTCACGCATTGTTTTAAGTCCGTTGCACATATCCCATATGTTCTGCTGTGCAAGGTTTGCGCTGACAATTATCTTCTGATGCAGTTCAATTGCCTGCTTATGCTGTTCGCTTACTGTTATTTCTGACATTTTTCAACCTTCCTTCTTGATTTTTTGAGTAAGAAAGGATATAATCAAGGTGGTTATATTGTTTATATCCTTACTATCCGTTGAGGCTTTGCAGAGCTTCAGCGGATTTTTCTTTGCAATTGCAATTAATATTTAACATTGATATAATCCAACACCCTTGCCCAGCCGTATCTTTCGCCTGTTTTATCATCTGCGCAGCAGTTATACATCCAATACTCCCACTCTTTAGGATTTTGCTCTTTAAGTAAGTCAAATCTATGAGGGCGCTTTTCCAAGTGCAAACCAAATCCGCACATTGAGCAACCTGTTCTTTGAGCTTTGGTTGTGTACAAAGTACCATCTTCTTGCCTCTCGATTTTTCCATATATTTCGGGAACAGGAACATTTAAATCAAGAGCAAGTTGCAAAATGTCCTGTCTGTTAAAAATCGCAAACGGTGCTGATCTGATTGTAGATTTACCAAAATAATTACAACCATTTATCATTAAGGATTTAGCTCTTCTTCCGCCTTCGGAAGCCATCAAGCCAAGATAAGGCACGCTGTTATGTTCTTTTGCCCAAGTGTTACAAGGCTTTTCTTTTAGATAATAGCAGCATTTTGATGACACTTTGAAATTTGGAATTTGGTAATTTGTACCCTCTTCATTGTTCGCATAACCGCCGAACTTTTCAAGCCATTTTTGCGACATTTTCATACGACTGTTTTTTTGATAACCGCCATAGGCCCCTGTTTCGCCTGTTACAATAGCGTGTCGAACAGTTTTGTTTTTTTCGGTCGGATTTGCAAGTAATTCAATCTTGGCGGCAATTTCTTTTGATAAGACAGGAAATCCAAACTCCTGAATTATATCCTGTTTAGTCCAGCGGTGTTCTTTTCCTGCACTGTCAACATACCGAACTGATGGCTTTAACCTTTCAATTCCGAGCTCTTTATGTATTTTTTGAATACTCGAATCTTCAAGATAAGAAACGCTGATTCCTGTGGCATGGATTCCGATCGACTTTAAAAAGATAAATAATGTAATGCTATCAAGACCGCCGACCGAAACGTGATAGTTTAATTCTCGTCTATCGCATTCTTCAGCAAATTCTCTCGCTCTGATAGTTGCATACTTAACTTTAAATTCATAATCCTGTTTTTGCTTAACAATGAAATCAGAGATTTTTCTCTGTCCGTCAATTCTTTCCATTCGTTCAAAAACATTTTCTTTCATTTCTTCACCCCCACACATTCAAAATTGAATACTTCGGATTCAGGCGTTTCAAGGGCTTTGAGCTTGCGGACCAGTTCTGCGTTTTTCGCTCTTTCGGCAACATATAAGGCTGTCACCTTGTTAAGCTTTGCTTTTGTTTTTTCAAGACGGCTGTTCGCAATGTCACGCTCCTGCTCGGTGCTTGCAAGACTTTTTTGCGTGTATTTAAGCTGGTCTTTGCTGTCACGGTACTTTTTTCTAAGCGACCTTTTTGTTTCTAAATCTTTAAATGCCATTTGTTACACTCCTTTCAACGGGTTTGAACCGAGAATATAATTGAGAAACGGTATTCTCGGAATACGGATAGATGTGCCGACTACAATTACATTGAATCCCAATTTTTCGGGTTCGTCCTTTGCCTGTTCACGTAAGTTTTGCGGAGCAACTCCAATAGCCTTTGCGGCATCTTCCGAGAGCAGATAGACATCACTGCTATCCATAATTTCTTTGATTTTTTTGTTCATCTGAACTGTGTCCATATGTACACCTCCTTAATTTTCGTTGGTAATTTTGTCTGAAACGATTTCGACTGATTCAACATCAGCAACGCTGAGAGCCAGTTTGAGCAGTACAACCTCGCTGACCGTTCGTGTTATCTGATAGCTTGTAACATACGGAATTTCTGTTCCGTCAATTTCAAGAAGGAACTTGTCCTTTGTGTCAATAAGTTTAAGTTTTGCCATTTTCTCACCTGCTTTCTGTTTTACCTATCTTGATTTCTACACCTAAAGCCGTTAAGAGCCTGTCGGCATTTTCAAGAGAAATGCTCTTTTTGCCTTTTTCCCAATACTGAATAGCTCTTTTGGTAAAGCCTGATTTCTTAGCAAGCTCACTTTGCGAAAAGCCTTTCTGTTTTCTGCTTTTGAGCAATATTTCAGCAAATTCATTGATGTGCATTGATTTCACCAACTTTCTATGATATACTATATGTAGTGATGAACAGCAATTCATTACACTATATAACGAAAGTGAGGTGTGCATTGTGCTGAGTTTTAAAAAATGGTTAAGCAAACAAGTTGTTATCGGTAGTGATGTTACATACAACACAGCTAATGACATAATCGCCGACAATAATTTTCCTGAGAGTGTTTGCAAATTTGTAATGCTTGATTATCTTGAAAAAAATGCCGATGATAATACAATTGTTGTTTTTGATGATTTTTACAGAGATTATATTAAATACATCACTCAGAACACCTACCCTGTGGATTAACAAACAACACAACTGTTCCCACAGGATATCTTTTATCCACATTCTTTGCTTTGTGTAATACACCATACGATTCGGTAGTTGTATAACTATCTACATCTTCCCTATTGCTCAGCTCTTCTATCAACTGAGCGGTGGGGATTTTTTTTAATTCATTCATCTTCTTCACCTCTTTTCAGCTAAGTCCGTTTAATGGGACTGCGATTGTGGTATTATTGATTGTGTTGCAAATATCTTTTGCAAATGTTATAATCGAGCAAAGGAGCTGATTATATGTGGGTAATAATTAGTGGTATTTTAGGCATTGCAGGCTTTTTAATATCTTTAATAAACCTGATTAACTATTTTGTTTCGCACAAAGTGAATTTGGAAATCACAATGCTTGAATACGCATACAAATTAGGCGTGCAGGGAAAGAAAAGACTTTTCATTCATTATAAACTTAACAATAAATCGCAACTGCCTATTTCTGTTACCGACATTCAATTAGTTCTGAACGGCATAGAGTACACCGAAGATTACAACACCCACGAAGTTAATTCTTATCATCACAAGGCAAAAGGTGTTGATGAGTATGTTCCTACATACAATGAACATCTGCCTATCAATCTTGAGTGCCTACATTCTCATTCGGGTTACCTCGTTTTTGTAATTCCTGAAGATAATTCTCCAAATCTCGATAAAGGTCTGACTTTTCAAATTCGCACCAATCGGAATAAGGAAGTACAAAAGAAAGTGTCATTGAATGAGGTGGTAACGCTCCGCTCCACTCTACCTTATCAAAAGTATAAAAATCTTTTTCTAAAGGATAAGGCGGAACATAAGGTGCACTGACAGTCTTGTTGACTGTTGGTGCTTTTTCTATGTTGAATAAATTATTAAAAAATCCCATTTTCTCACCCCCTTAATATAATAGTTGCATTTATGCGACAAACTGACTAAAAAAAATAGCCTGTGCCTCATCACCTGTTAATCCGAGAATTTGTGTGATAGCGTCTGCCTGCTTAATGGTAAAATCCTCACCACCGTTAGAAAGTTTACGATACATCGTACTTTTGTCGATACCGATACTTTCAGCAACCTTTTCAGGGGTTAATCTTTTCTCCTTGATAGCCCCTTTCAGCTTATCAACATTAGTCAATTTTATCACCTCCAGTTTTTATTGTGTTGCATTTCTGCGACAACTATATGATACCACCCTTGTAAGTTATTGTCAATATATTTTTCGCATTTTTGCAAAATTATTTTTATTTTTTCAAAAAGTAGTTGCATTTTTGCAACCGTTATGTTATAATACTGTACAGTAAAGGAACGGTGGCGGCTGTTTCGACTCCCTTGAGAAAGGGGGTGATTGCGTGGAATACATAGCTGTGATAGTAATTTTCACATTTTTTATTGTGTTCACCATAAAGAAATAACCGCCCTGTACTGCAATACAAGACGGTTATAAAAAATAATTAGTTTTTGAATAGCGGAACAGCTAAAGCCGTTCCCTTACTACCATTATAATACAACTTATTTTGCATTATGTCAATAACAATATATTGAAAAAAGGTGTTACTTATGACAATCGGCGAACGCATTAAAAAATTGCGAGAAGAAAAAAATATAACTGTTGATAAACTTGCCGAGCTGATAGGAAAGAACAGAGCTACAATATACAGATATGAAAGCAGCGAGATTGAAAAGTTACCAACAAGCGTATTAGAACCGCTTTGTAAAGCTTTAGGAACTACTCCTGCGTATATTATGGGTTGGGACGATAAAACACCGGAACAAGCAACCCCCCTTCCGCAAACAAATGTATTTATGCGACCGGTATATGACAGCATTTCGGCAGGGTTCGGAGTGATAGCTCAGGATGTGCCTGTTGACTATATGCCTACATACATCACCTGCCCCTCAGAACAGGATAAATATATATGGATAAATGTTCACGGTGATTCTATGAGCCCTCTGATTGATGACGGCAGTAAAATTCTTATTAAAAAGCAAACTTCCGTTGACAGCGGTCAGATTGCCGCAGTCCTCGTTGACGATGAAGAGGCTGTTGTTAAAAAGGTCCTTTACAACGATAACACCGTTGAGTTGCATTCAGTCAACCCCTACTATCCCCCACGAGTGTTCAAAAATAACGACGTCACCCGTGTTCAAATCCTCGGTCTTGTAAAAGAAGTAAGTAAGGCTCTGCAGTGAGCCCCATACACCGACAGCCACGATCTGCCGATTAAATAGGATAAATGAAAAAGACCGCCCTAAAATAGGAAATCAATTTCCCATTTTGGGGTGATAAAGCGAAAATGTTTACTCGAGTAAACAAAATAAGTCAGCGAAAATGTCCACTCGAATGGACAAAACAAATTCTGAAAATGTGCAATCGATTGCACAAATTGGAATGATAAAGCGAAAAGCTGTTTTACTGTAACAGTTAAATTTGTAAAAATATATTGATTTTGTGAATTTGTCGGTGTATAATTATATTCAATTCGTAAAAACAGCCTATTTTTACGAATTGCTTTTCTGATATATG